ATTGCCATCTATACGCTTTAGGCTTCAGTCTACTCTCACAAAACATTACTTTAACAGCTGTTTCAATATTTTTTTCTTTAAAATTTGCTACTAATAATGTTGAATATTGTAAGGTATTGTTAGGCAAATTGTTTTGACAATAACTTAATTGATCTAAATCGCTTATTTCTGGCGTAATGCCTAAACTAAAATTACTCATTAATGCTGCATACATTAAAACGCAATTAGTTATCATCAGCCCATTCTTTTAATTCATTATTTTTTATTGCATTTTGTACTTCTTTAGCCGAAGCAGATCTAACGCCGTCTTTTAAATAACTGTATTTATTTATATTTCCTATAGTTATAAAACTTACGCCCATAGATAAACCTATATTTTTAGCAATCAATAAAGCGTCTTCAGGGTCATAACCTGCTTCTTTTAATTCTTTAGCTTCTTTATAAGCGTGCCTTGTTTGATTATCAGTAGGCTTACTTATACCTACTGCTTTTAATATTAATTGTTGAAATTCATAAAGCGATTCATCGCTTATATAGTTATTATCAGTATAGTTTATATTAGATATAGTTTGAGTATGTTTTTCTATACTAGTACTAGCTTGATCTTGTATATCAGGGCTAGTATGGTTTATTAAACTAGCTGGCTTATTTATCATTAATGTGTATAAATTAGTTTCATTATCTTTATTTGTTTTTTTTCTTCTTTTAACCGTAATACAGCCTTTTTCTTCTAATCCTTTTAAAGCTTTAATAGTTGTAACCCGGCCTTTTTTAATTTGTTTACCAATTGTATTTATACTCGGCCAACATTCTTTAGTTTCATTATTTGCATATTTTGCTAGCGCAATATAAGCTTTAAGTTCAAGATCACTTGAAATGTCATAAACCCAATAAGGTACTAAAGCAAAACTTACTTCATATCTTACTTTGTCCGTCATAATGAAAACATTCCTAAAGTCCAACCTTTTGTTTTTGCTTCTTCATAGGTTAAATTAATATAATCTTTCATGCTATCTTTATCCCATTCAAATAATTTATTTTCTCTATACAGTCTTATTCTCGTATAAAACATAGCCTCCTCAATTGTTTTCCAGCCATTTTGTTTTAAGTATGCTTGTAAAGATCCAGGTTTGTCTCTAAGTAATTCTTGTTTTTCTTTTTTAGTTTTCGCATTTTCAATACTTTCTAATAATAAATTGTTATAAATTTCTTTACAACGTTTTTTTAATTTAGGCCAACTAAAAAATTCTGATCCTTCATCTAATTGCTCAACGGCAGCTTGCCCTACAATGTCATCATTATAAATTGAAAAATCATGATATAAACTTTTTATTTCGCTTGATCCAACTTTTGCATTAGGCCAGCGCATGCTAATCCAATTCGCCCAATAAATAAACTCTTCTCGTTCAAGTTTTGTTTTTGTTAACTCTTTCATGGTCCTCCTTCGAATTAATCAAAACTTCTATTGCTTTGCGTTTCTTATTATAAACTAATTTATATTCCATTGGATCAATTAAATAATTTTATTTCTTCGCCAGGCTCCGCTATTAATTTATACTCATAAACATTTGACTTATCTGTTTTTAAAGTGTAAATTATCCAGCCGTTTTTCCTTAGCTTTTCAATAATTGCGCCAAACTTGTAAATAAAAAGATCATAAACAAATTCGCCATTTGTTATAGGTTTATTTGTTTGTTTAGATATTTTTAAGGCATGTTTAACTAATGCTGTTTTGTTATTTTGTAATTTAGGTGAAATTACTTGTCCTCTAAATATTTCTGGTTTCATCTTGTCCTCCTATTTGTATATTAGCTTTTTTTCTTAGTCAATTCTTGCAATATAGGAATAGTTTCTTTAGCATATTGCCAGGTAATACTATCAGACAAAATAACAGTTTTATATTTTTCCTGTTCACTTTCAGGAAGCTGATCTAACAAGTTTCTTAAAAAATTAACTTGCGCTTCGCTTGCAGTGTGTCCTGAGCTTGATTCAGTACTTTTTTCTTTTGTTTCAAATACAGCGTCAACGGCTGTGATAGTGCCTTCGCAAAGCCAATCAAATAGTTTATCAGAAACTATTATAACTTTTTCTGCTTGAGCTGACAAGTCACCTTTAATGTCAAATTGATCTTTCATTAAATGTGTTGCACCTTTTAACGCAACGCTTTTAGCTATGCTTTTATTTGTATCAGTCATTTTTTTCTCCTTTTAACTTATACTTTCTTATTTCCAAACCATTAAAATTAATTAATGTATATTGAAACTTATTTAAAAATTCTGTTAATTCCAAGCCTAAACCCTCTTTTAATTCAATAGGTATTATTGAAATATAAGCATATTCAATATAGCCTTTATCAATGACAGATTTAGCAAAGTTAGGCCCTCCAATTACTTTACAATCTTTATATTCTTTATTTTTAAGATCATTAAAATTAATTAACGGCAATAAGTAACCTTCCATAGGAATTACTCCTGGAGTAAAACTTTTATTTCTAGTAACAACTTTTAAATTTCTATAAGGCAATTCAGGCATTAAAGCCGCCGTGTTACCGCCTGTTAATAATGTTGTATTACCTAACATTGTAAATAATTTAAAAAATTCTTTATCTCTGACACCTGTCCATTTCATAGAATCATTATCATTAACAGCAAAAAAACCATCGGCGCTTCTTGCCATAATTAAATCCATATTTTGATTATTTTTTTTATTGTTCCACATAAGTCCTCAAATTAAAGTTAGGATGAGTTGCTTCAAGATCTTTATCAACTAATTCATAAGCTCTTTTTTCGCTCTCAGCAAAAATAGTTTTATGGCCTCTGATCATAATTGTATATTGTTTAATCATTCAAATACCTCCGGTTTTGGGTTAAATATATCTCTTCTTTTTTCTACATCAGGAGCGCATAATCCTCGAATTTCTTCAACATATCCTTCCGGATCAATCATTATTTCGCTTAATGTAAAATTTGTTGAATAATATTTTGGCAAAAAAATATGCTCGTCTAGCATTAATTGCTGCATAACAATATTTTCGTGTTCTGTGTATAAATGACTATTAGCAGAAAATATAACAACATTTTTTTTCTTTAAGCTTAATTCATTAGATAAAGCTAAAGCTAATTGATCGTAAAACATAAAATCATAAGGCAAACCTACTACAAGATCGCTCGACCTCATAAATAAAGTTAATTGCAGTTCGTCTTCAGATGTTATATTTATTTGCCAAGCAAACGGACAAGGAACATTTTTTATATTTCCTTGATTCATTAGCCCGTCGGAAACTGGATCCCAATAAGAAACTAAACCTTGCCTTGTTGATTTATCTTTATTTAATAAATCAATTAACTCGAACAGTTGATCTCTTCCAAAATGTCTTCTCATTCTGTAACCATAAGCGGCTTCAACTTCGCCTTTTTCATTACTAAACTTGTCCCACATACTTGAATATTTTTTTATTAAACCTATGTTTTTTTCGCCTGTTAAAGCCCAACATAATTCAGCAGCAGCAATATGCGGAAAAACGCAACGGCCTTCAGGCATTATAAAAAAGTTTGTATTTGAAAATTTATTTAAATCATCATAATACATTAAAGAAGTGTTATATAACGCTTTAATATTTTGTTTAGTTCTTATGTTATAAATTTCATCACCTTGATGTAAAGCAATATTTTGCAAATTTACAATTGAATTAGACGGAAACATTATTCTTCTTCAAATTCTGTGTCTTGTTCGTCAAAATAAATTTCATCATACATAAATGAAGCGTAATTAACTAGATCTATTATGCTATCGTGTAATGGCTCATTAAATACTTTATCATTATTTATAACGTTAACCATTCTTAAAACTTTGATCCAAATCATTTGTATATAACTTTTTAAGCCAAACGGAAAATAATCTTTGCGGTCGTTTTTATTGTTATAATCTTTATCTTTTTGTTTTTGTACTTCATTAGCGTCAACAAACAATTGAGGCATTTTAGAATTTTGAAATTCAGGTTTTTTCCATTCAGGTGGTTTTATTGCGTCTTTGTTTCCTCTTTTTGTTTTACGTAAAACTTTTGCCATATTTGCATTATGAACTAATTCAAACCAAAACTCAAATGGAATACCCATTCGATAGCAATGACCTAAAGCAAAATATATTAAATCTATTAGCGCGTCTCCCATATCTTCATAATTGTTTTTTTGATATGCAACCTTAAACTCGCCGATTTCTTCTTCTAAAGTTTCAATAATAAATCTGTATTCGTCTTGATCAGGGTTTTTATTATAAGGTATATTTCCTAAAACTTCTTTTTGAAATATGGTAACTTTTTTATAAATGTCCATTCATCCTCCTTGAAGCAGGCAAAGCGGCCGGAGGACAGTCCAAACCGCTTTGTCGGTCCTGCTAATTATTTCCAATATTTTTTATATGCTTCTCTATTCGGCATATACCAAAAATTGAATTTATTATACAGCCACTTACTTATATAATAATACAAAATTATAAATATAATTGTGTAACTTAATAATTCAAATCCATTAAATATGCCATCGCCATTAATGTCAAAATTACTTAGCATTTTTTGTCCTCCATTTCTCTACTTGTTTTTTATTTTTTTTTCTTTTTTCCAATTGATCTTGTACAATTTGAATACTTAATCTTTCTTTTATTTCTTTATATGTTAGATTGTCAAAAATAATATTTGTTTCATTTTTATATCTCTCTAAAGTATTTAAGAGATGAGTAGCCGTTGGCAAGCTATTTGCCGGTCTTCCTGGTTTATCAGGCATTAGTCCTCCAGTACTAAACTAGTTCTTGTAAATTGATTAGATAAATTCGCTTGAATATTACCTATTTGAATTAAGCTTCTTTCTTTTGCAACTTCTTCAGTTTCAGCTTGATTCTTTAAGGTAACCTTTAAAACAAACTCATTTTCAAATGTAGCCATATAAAATAAATTATAATATTAATAATTATTTTGTAAACGTTTATGGTATAATTTTTTATGAAAGGAGGACAAATGGTAAAACCTAAAGGGTCGCCAACAATGGAAGATATTCTAAAGCATAATCTGAAATTGCATAAAGATCTAAAAATTGAAGCAAAAAATAAATTTGAACAAGCCAAAAAAGATTTTGTTGAAAGAATAAATGGCTTAGACGAAAATATTGAAAAAATTCAAGATGATCTTAAGAGAACTAAAGGCGATGATTACCCAGATGACGGTAAGTTTTTTCCGGCACAAGATTGGTAATATAGAGGCTATATAGAGCTCCATACAAGAGTTTAATAGCTGGCTGCTTCACTATGTCTAGCAATTAAGTAATTTTGTTTAAATAGCTCTAGGTTAGCCTATATGGCTTTTATCTCCATATTTACAATTGCAAATTGTAATATGAGTTCCATATTTATTTTTTCCTATATAACAACTTTTTTTTGTTTTCACGATCTAAATTTTATAGTTATAAGCCAAATTATTAAAGTAACTACAGTAGCTATGCCTGTAATTTGCTGGCTGGTCCCGGTCAAAGTAAGCGTGGCGATCACTAATCCCACAAGGGTCCAAAGGAGGTTTAAAGTTTCCTTAAAAGCTATTACTAAATAATTAAATATTTTTTTTATCAAAATGTTTTCCTCATTATAAAACTACCTACAGCTGCTATTCTAGCTAAGATTACAGGGACAACAACTTCTTGCGCTTTTTCTTTTTGATCTTGTGTCATATCATTTGAAATAGAACTTAAATTTATTTCAGTTATATTATCAAAATCAATTAAGACTTCAATAGGATTTGCTGCAAAAGCTTCAAAATTTATTTCGGTTGTAACGTCAGCTAAAGTATAATTTTCAACGTCAGCATTTTCAATAGCTCTTTCAACATACTCTTCAACAGCTTCAGCTACTACTTCGTCTGTTTTAACAGCTTCAGCAATAATTTCAACGTCATCAGTTTCAACTTGTAAAACTTCTGCAATAACTTCAACCTGATCTTCATTAAGATCGTCAACATTTTCTATTGCCTCCTCTACTACAGCCTGAATAACTTCTTGCACTTCTTCGGTAACGTTAACTAATTCTTGAACACCAACATCATTTACTTCTTCTAATACTTCAATAACTTCTTCGTCCGTAAGTTGCTCAACATATTCTTCAATAATTTCTTCAGCTTCTTCCTCCGTTGCAGTTTCTTTAATAATAGGAATATCAATAACTTCAACAATTTCTTCAACTTCAATAATTATTTCTTCTTCAGTTAACTCTTCCTCTTCTATAATTAATTCTTCTTGTTCATTTTGTTTTTCAAGCTCTTGATCTTCATTTTGAATTTCATTTTTTGTATCGGAGTCATTTCCTGGTATTTCTTTGACCAACTCATTTTCTATAATTTCTTCTTCTATTACAATTATAATTTCTTCTGGTATTTCTAATACAAATATTTCTTCTTCATAAACTTCTAATTCTTCTAAATATTCTTCAACTTCGAGAATTGCCTCAATATATTCTTTAGCTTCCTCTTCATTTTCAAATTCCAATATTTCAATTTCTTCTTCAAGCTCAAGTAATTTAAGATCAAGTTCCATTTGTTTTTCAAGTTCATAAATTTCTTCTTCAGTAAGTTCAATGACCTCCTCGTCTTCATTGTCGTCGTCCATTTCAAATACCACAATAACATCATCAAAAAACTCTTCTTCGGAATCTCCTCCTGGAATCTCTTCATATAACTCATCATCAATAATTATAACTTCTTCATATATAATTTCTTCAATAACTTCGCAATCGCCACGTTCCAAAGCAGCGTCAGTAACAAAGCACCCATATAAATCTTCATTTTTTTTCCTTTCGTTGTCACGTTCTACAGTACCATCGTCAATTTCATGTTGCTCATATTCTGCCACAGATCCGTCTTCTAAAATAACTTCAATTATTTCAGGCTCAGGCTCGGGCTCAGGCTCTGGCTCAGGTGGCGGAGGTGGCAAAGTTGTTGTTGTAGTTGTAGTTGTAGTAGGTGGAATTGTTGTAGTTGTAGTGCTTGATGTAGTTGTAGTTGTAGTGCTTGATGTAGTTGTAGTTGTAGTTGTAGTGCTTAATGTAGTTGTAGTTGTAGTATTATCAGTATAAGTAATTGCAATATTATCTAACCCCATATAATCTGCATAAAAATTTAAATTTACTTCTTTTATATATTTGCCATTTGTTTCAGTATAACTATATTCAATATCCTGCCAGCCAACGCCTTCCATTGCTTCGAATGTTTGTGTTAACCAACCGGAATCAGTATCATCAGTATATAAAAATTTTATATCCCAATCATTATTTAAACCGCTTAAATCGACGGCAAATGTTTCGACTGTAGTTTGTTGCCACCAAAGTTTTAATATATAACCTGATCCGGAATTTCTATTATATTCTAAACAATAATCATCGCATAAATAAGTTCCGGCATACAAATTTGTAACAGAATTTTCTGCGCCACCACTATCAAAAGAAATAACCGAAGTCCAACCATTTTCATCAAATTCTTCAATAGTTGTTACTTCTTGAGCATAAGCATAATAAGGAAATATTAAAAATATAACTAAAGCTAACCTAAATAACTTCATTACATAACAGCTTGAATTAATACTACCAAAGCAGAAACTGCAACCAACCAGCCACTTAATTCAGCTCTTGAAATTTTTTGATTTACTTTTTCGTGTAATTGATCAATTCTTTCATTAATTTGTTGTTGGCCTTCTAAAATAAGTAAACTAAGTTCTTTTTGAGTTAAACCATTATGTATATCATGAGACATAAATAAATATTACCATATAGGTATAAGCTTAAATTTTTTTGATATTTTAAAAAGTTTCTTTAGGTTTATACTGTTCAAGCGCATGCTGAATGACAGTAACGAAGCTGGACAAAAAAGCCACTCCCACTACTTCAATAGTTTCTGCATTTATAATATTAGCCGAAGAAGCTAACCATAAAGAAATTGCTGATTGCAAACCAGTACGAAAAGCTTTTGCAAACATAAACTTCCAATAAGCCTTCCAGTCTTTTTTATTAGTCAATATTATTCCTTTCATAATTATTTTAATATCTATTAAGATCAGGCAGAGCCAGCTGATATTTGTTTAATGTTATATTTAGTACACTTTTTATTTGTGCATACAAAATTTTTTTTAACTATTTCCAAATATTTTTTACAAATCGGACAGCTAATTCTCAAATAACCTCTATATTATTTTTTTTGATTGAATAGTTTTAAGAGCATTCAACTCTTTTATAATTTTGTCAAACTTGTCATTAACAAGCGTTGTTAAAATTACATCGTCAGTTTGTTTGTTACTTGCCTTATTTTCTTCTAAGTTAATATTAGAATATTTAATTGTAACTTTTTCTTTTGCTATTAAAGCGTCTCTTACTTTAGGATAAAACTTTTTATAAGCGTCACCTGATCCGCCTACAAAACCATCTTTACCTTTATCTAAGTCTTGTTGAGTTTCTCCAATAAGCAAACATCCCGCAGTATGTGAATCCGAATTTCCGGTGTGTATGAGGATATACTGAAACCCAGGAACGGATTGTAATTCCAACATTCCTTTATGAAAAGCTGCTCCATATCTTTCAGTATATTTAGAGTGAAAACCTCCAACAGTACGTAGCTTTATTTCATATTCACCTAATGGGATAGCTGTTTCACCTTTAACTTTTACATCTCTAATTTCGTCTTCAAGAGTAAAAGCTTCAAAAACTCCATTAACAAATAATAATCCATTTGTAGCGTCTTTTCCAAATTGAGTTCTAACTACGTTTAATTTCATAAGATTATTATATTATCTAATAATCTTGATATTGTCCCATTTGTTATTGCCACCTAATGTTAAAGTTAATATTCCTGGCTGTGATCTATCTCCATAAACATTTTCAAACCATTCAGATCCACTATCTAAAGTTGGCGCTTGCAATATTAATCTGTTGCTAGTTTCATAAGCAGAAAAATAATGAAAATGCCCCATAAGCAAAATATCTGCGTCTGCTAAAGCGTTTCTGCTTAGCGATTGATCGCTTAACCATTTTTTTGCTTTAGCTTGCGCATTAACTCCTGATTTCATTTGATGGCCATGAACTATGCTTAATGTAACATTTGAAACGTCAAAAGTTAAACTAAGATCATCTTCAGGAATAATAAATTGTAGTTTGTCTTTATAAGCTGGAGCTTCTTTAAATATTTCATATAACTCTTCTGCTAGCTGTACATCTCTATTATCGCCAAAAGAAGTAAACGCTTTATTTCCTTTTCTATATTCACCATGATTTCCTCCTATAAAAGCGGCTATACCATTATCAAACATAGGAAGAGTTTCTTTAATTAATTTATAAGCCATACGTCTTGCAACTTTTTGCTGTTGCCGATAATCCATTTCAACTGAAAATTCCATCATATCGTAATAACCCGAACAGCCTTCTACTATATCGCCAACCCCAGCAAATAATATTTGATTAACATTATTATTTTTTTTTAATAATTTAATTTGATCTTTAATTTTTGGAACAGCTTCATTAAATCTTTTAATTGTTTCAGTTGATCCTTTTTTGCCAATTTGCCAGTCACTTAAAACAACAACAAAAGTTTGATCTATTTTTTTTGTTTGTTTTTTACTTGTTGTTTTTTTTCCAGCTTCTTTTAATAATTTTTGAAAATCATTATCAACCATGTAATTTTTATTTGAAACAATTTTAGCTTTAAAATAATACATTCGTTGAACATCGCCTGCACCCATATTTGTGTCCCAAAATCTTATTTCGGCTGTTCCAGGCACTACTGAATAATTTTCTGCTTCATCTCCGAAATAGTCATATAATTGATCTTTCCAATTTATTTTATTAGATTTTTGAGGCTCAGAAACAATTTCACCAGAATTAGTTTTTTCGCTAAACTTAAATCCTGGTTTAAATTTAGGGGGGTGTTCAATTTTAATCTTTTTTTTTCTTGGCCGTTTATCGCTGTAAGTTTTTTTATATTTTTCTAAATCACTCATATAAACCTAATCGAACATCTTTAAACCATTTTCGAACTGTATTATGTGAATGATCTTTAAGCTTAGGATAATTTTTAACCATATAAATAGCAACAGCTGTATCATTCATATTTATTTCTTCAGCTTCTTTTAAAAGTTTTACTGCTTCTTTTAAAATATCAGGATTTTTATGCAGAAAACTTGATTTACCTGTTAAGCGTCCGTTATAGGCGTTACTAAATTCTTTAAGTGTCATAGGCCCTCCTGTATAAATATTATATACTTATCTTATGACAAATAAATAATATATTAAAAATTATACCACAATTTCTATATTTTCATTATTTAATGGCACAAACAAGCAAGCAACATTACCTTTTTTAATATTTATCGTATCGCTATATGGCTCAAGTAAAACACTAATATTGCTCGCTTTTTTAGGATCTACAATTCCTGGCACAGTTCGATATTTTGTTTCATAATTATAGAATGGATCAATTGTTAACATTTTGCCTTCGCCATAAATTTCCCATAAAGTATCAATTTTAATTAACATATTATTTTTTTTATTTGATTCAGGAGTATATGCGCCATATTGATTTGATTCAAACCAAGTTATATCTTTAATAGGCAAATCCATTCCGCCGTGCTGAAAATTAAAATCTGTAACAGCTATTTCTAAATCAAAGTTCCATAACAAAGCGTAAGCTGTTGATAAATATTCTGCAATGCCTGGGCAAGTTCTTGCAGTTTTATTTCCATTAACATTTTTAGGAATATCTTTAAACCAACTTAAAACTTTAGAATATTTTTGAATTGGATAATTTTTTAATTGTTGATCTAATGCTATAAATTTAATGATAAACCTTCAATGTTTTGTATAAAACTTTCTTTAGTCCAAGTACCAAAATCATTTACAAAATAATTTATATTATCTAAATTTTTTAGTATATTTTTAAACTCTTCGTGTTTATAAATCCATTGACTGTTTATTTTAGCGTAATCCCAAAAATCACTTGAATGATTCGGATTTAAATAATGCAAATTTATAACAACCATAATTTCATACAAATACTTTTTATACATTTCATTAGCTTGTGTAACTGTAATATTTTTATGAAGTAAATCCCAGGTGTGTCTATTTATATTATTTACCATAGCTAAACTTGTAGCTTCTAAAGGCTCTAAAAAAAATGAAGCATTTCCATTGTAGGAATATTTATCTGTATAATTTTGTTTTCTAAAATAATTTTTAAATTCAAATTGATTTTCTATTATAGGGTTTTTATATCCTAGCCTATTTAAATGCTCAATCATTTCTAATTGAACAGTTTGCCGAGGCGTTATGTTTTTATTATATAAATATCCAAAAGATGTTCTGTTTCCTAAAGGTATACCAAAAATCCAACCATTAGGCATAGCTTGTGCAAGCGTGTAATCAAAGTGTTCTATGGGTTTAAATTGCATTAAGCATACAGCATTTACGTTTAATTTATCTGTGACTTCGTAATCTTCATAATCATTTGGAGTACCACTACAATTCATAATAAAGTCAGCGTCTATATCTTTCATGTTTATTTTTTGATCTATCAGGTTGCAAGGATTTTTGTCAATTAAATAGTTTTGCAATTTAACAGCGTCAATATGAATAGACGATAGGGGTAAAGGAAACCCATGAAAATAATCAGTTGGAGACCAACCGTTATATTGAATACCAGTTTTAACAGATCCATTTAATTTTTTAATTTCTTCCCACGTAACTCCAATTGTATCTTCTAAATTTCGTGGTATATCTAACGTGGTACCTTCACCAACAGTTTGCTCTTGCATAGAACTGTCATAATATAAATCTATGTTCCAATCAGTGTAGTTTGTAAAATGATTTAGTGCTAATGCACCAGCAGTCCCTTTACCTATTATTGCTAGTTTCATTTTCTAGAATCTTTATTTTTACTTTTTAAATAACCATTTTTAAAATGTGTAAATACATTGCCTCTTGATAATATAGATTTATTTCTTAGCTCGTCACTAAATGGAACTACATTATATTCGTAATCTTCTCTTTTAAAAACAATGTAATAGCATAAAGGTGTGCCTTTTTTAATAATTATTTCATCTTTATTGCTAGTGAACATAATTTGCGGATTAAGTTCATGGTGCCTATCAACATCTACAATGCCATAAGGAACGTGCCAATCTTTCATTTGTTCATAATGATAAATCATAGGCATTTGATACGCGCTATATCCTTTTGGTGCATACATAGCAAATGGATAATTATATTTAAATATTCCTTTAATTCCACTTGATTTTACGTGATCAGTCATTTGCACATGCTTATGAATTTCTAAATTATAATCATCGCTAGGCGTATGCCAAGTGCAATCATATTCTCCTGTAAATTCATTTTTAACAACTAACAAATGAACATCACAAGGAGACACAAATACTACT